AATTTAATATAAGGAGCTGTAATGGTAAATAAAGTAATGTTAATAGGCAATCTAACTCAACCACCTGAGTTTAAACAATTGCAAAATGGTGGCACAGTAGCTAGAGTTAAATTAGCTACCAATAAATCGTGGAAGGATCGAGCCACAGGTGAAAGAAAAACAGCAGCAGAATATCATACGTGTGACGTGTGGAATCAGTTAGCTGAAACTTTACAGAAACTTGATCTTGATACAGGCACTCAAGTGTACATAGAAGGCGAGTTAAATACTAAGAGCTATGAGAAGGATGGTATTAAGAGATACTCAACTGTAATCAAACTTGGTGGCTTCGGATCAGAGTTCCGTATTTTGTCTAAGAAAGAACCTAGACAAGAAGCGCAACAAACACCACCTCAAACAACCTACCCATCAGATCAACCTAAAACAATAACACCTGTTGCTAGAGATGAGTTTGATGATAACATCCCATTTTAATATGAAAACACTAACCACAATACTTGCACTAGCTTTAAGTGGATGTAGTGCGCTAGAACAAAAATTAATGATTGATGATCCTTTGATTATCCCACCAAATGTAATACAACCAACGGTGTGTGAAAAGCCAAGTCAATTGTTATTTTGTGAGGATGAAGATTTACTAAACTGTGAAGGCTTCATTGATGATAAACCAATAGATATTAATTAAGGAGATACTATGCTTAACTGGAAACCTAGAAATAAATACAAGCCATATATTAGTAGGCAATTAAACATTGAATATTTAAACGCTGAATTTACAAAAGAGTCGCTAGAAAAAGCGTGTCGTAAATATGGTTATGAAATTGATAGACGTAAAAAAATGAGTACGATTATTGAGGAGGTTTATGACATTCTTGTTTGAAACATTTGTACCAGTAATAGTTTTGATAGGAGCTTGTCTGATCTCTATGGGATTAGTTATGCTCCTGATGTCATTAGGTATGCCTGATGAAAACTAAATTTACTGATGAGGAGCTTATGGCTTTTGCTGATAAAGAAACTAAAGGCGAGAAAGCTATGGATATTCTAGGTGTATTGCTACAAGGTGATGACGAAGCTAAAGAGTTAGCCAAAAGATTAGACGTTTTTATCGATACACGCAATGCATTAATTAACACTTTAATTGGAGATAAAAAATGAAAGATTTAATAAACGCTGCTAAAGTTATTAAACATATGTGTATATGGGTTATTACAGGATCAGCGCTATACATTGCTATGTGGTTTGCTCAATATGAGCAGTACATACAATGAAAAATAAACATTTGATTAAAACCTACACATTATCTGATGGTCAGAAAGTGACTTGTAGGCAAGTAGCTGACGAAATACAGATTAGCGAATCAGCGGCACGTAATAGATTGAATCGTTCTGACGATCCTGAAAAAATCTTTGCACCTTACCTAAGATCAAATGGTGGTCAACTAAGAAGGCAAGATAGAGATAAGTTAAAAGGCACAAAAAAGAATGATGATGTTAAAACGTATGAGGAATATTTACTTAAAAAGGTACTCAAGACTATATGAAAGTATTACCTATACAAAACTATGAAACTAAAACATGGTTGTTAAACAGACACTATGCCAAGCGTATACCTTCAATATCGTATGCGTTTGGCTTGTATGATGATAATAATCTTGTTGGTGTGTGTACTTATGGATCGCCACCTAGTCCTTCATTGTGTACAGGAGTTTGTGGAGAGGAATACAAAGACAAGGTTGTAGAGTTAAATCGCCTAATTTTGGATTCTCCGAAGCCTAACAGCGCATCTTACTTAGTAAGTCAATCGTTAAAATTACTTCCCAAGCCTTCTATTGTTGTCAGCTATGCTGATACAAGTCAAGGTCATGTAGGCTACATTTATCAAGCTACTAATTTTTTATATACAGGATTGTCTGAAGCAAGAGTCGATTGGGCAGTCAAAGGGTTAGAGCATTTACATAGCAAAACATTGTCAGAAGGTATGACGTTAGAAGCGATACAAGAGAAATATGGTGATCGTTTTTATCATAAAGATAGAGATCGTAAACATCGCTACATCATATTCACAGGTAGCAAACTACAAAAGAAGCGCCTTCAAAAAAAACTAAATTATGAAATAGAGCCATATCCTAAAGGCGAGTCTAAACGCTATGATGCTTCAGGATATGTAGAAACTCAGGGTGTACTGTTTTAATCAGGCTTTAAATTTCTTTTTCTGTGACCGTTCCAAGCCATAAAGCCACCTAGTCGTAATGCGTAATACGCAATGTAATTGATGATCTTAAAACCGTTAACGTCAATACAAATATCTCTAAACAATGCATCAGCTTCTTTTTGTGTCATCTTAGCTGTGTGTCCTTTCTTGCCACCTAAATTCATGGACTCATATTTATACACCCAATCATGCACTAAACCACCTGAAAGCAACACACCCATAGGACTAAGCCAAGATCGTGCAAATTTAGGCACACTAGCGCCATCAAATACAAATCCTTTCGGTATTACATAGTAAGTTGGATGCGTATTGCCTTTATGCGTAATTGCATATTTCCAATCTTTTGTTATCTCCCACTTTCTTGTTGTTGCTATCCACAACCAAATACCACCAAACAAACCTTTGCTTTTTGTTTCCATAGGCACAGGTTTCATGTGTGGCATATCTTGATACGTTATTTTTACAGCCATATTTTTCTCCTTATCTTGTAGCTTTTCCGAGCTGCGCTCCGAAGTACACCTCAATTATGGTAGTTGCCCATGCAAAAACCTCATTTAGCTTTAATACTGCACCTGATTGCACAGTAATGTACTCAATCGTATCCCTGGTTAATTGAATACCAAACAATGATATTCCTTCAGAAACTTGAGGTACGACAGTTTCAATTCCCATTAGTGGTGGTGCGAGTTGGGTAAAAATTATCAGAAACAGGATGGTGAAAATAATCACCCTGCGATTGAGCGCCGCTCCTACGCTCTCAGTTTTTTCTGCTTCACGTGCTTGTGCTATAGAATTTTCTCTTGCACTTAGTGCTTGTAATTGTAGTTTTTGCTGTTCTTGTTTAGCTTGTACGTTTAAGGCAATTATCTTAGCTACAAAGCCAAACAATATTGGTGCTAAATTTGTCAGCAATCCCATCATAAGAGCTTCATAATAAGATCACCTAATCCAATGTCAACAGTTGTCATTACAACAAATGCTATTATTAAACCTTTGCCCATAGACATAAACTTTAGGTTCATGTTCTTAATCTCTCTGACATCCTTGTACAAATCTTCTATCTGTTTTTCATGGCGATCTAATTGCGCCTGTTGTTTGGCTGTCATTAATATTTTCTCTTAGGTCTAGGTGGTAATTTTCTTTTCTTGTAAGGCATAATATCTCCTATGTTATCAGTTACTTAGTGGGTTGTCTAATGACTGTTGTATGCGTTTCATTAGTTTTTCTTCTGTTGTGTCTAACTGTATGTCAAATTTATCTAGCTTATTATCCATAGTAGTGATGCGAACATCAACAGATTGTAGTTTACTATCAATTCTGTTTTCTAGGTTATAACTTGAGGTTCTCAGTCTAGCTAAGTCCTCTTTTAATTCTACCTTTATATCAGAAGCCACTTCTTCTACTCTCAATACATCTGCTGATGTCTTAGCCATTTGTGCAGCAACTGCATCAAGATCAAGCGTAGCTAAACTTTCTAAACGCTGGTACATTGTAAACCCCGCATAAAGCGATCCTACAATGGTACTAAGTAAAGCAAACGCTCCAACAAGCTGAGTATAAGTAAACCTAAGACTACCAATCTTTAGTCGTTTATCGACCAAGCCTTCAATCTCTGCTACCTTGTCACCTAAATCAGTTGTCAAATCCATCTCCTTGTTGCATAGATTTTAACAGTTCTATTTCTTGGCGCAACTTTTCAACTTCTAAACGTCTAGCTTGTAATTCTAATTGGTAGAGGGTATTGCAATTAATGCGTTCACGCGGCGCATCTAACGGTATCACTATTCTTGCGTACAAACCTAATTGTTTTGTTTCAGGATTAAGTGGATCGGGTTTACCTATGATAGGTGCTACTGCGTTGTTCACAATGCCAGTCATACCCATATCAAACAAAAGGCTACCGCCTATGCTATTAGAGCAATCTAACGAGCCACTTTTAAAACTATCTGTACCAAAAGATGATCCACTACTTGGCAATTGTAAATTAAGTGAAGTGCTACTGTTAGCTACAGCTTGTGTACTCAACATAAATAACAACAACCATTTTATTTGAATTTTGAACATACTCTTGTAACTAACAATGTTTGACTTTCATTGCTACTCCTTAATTTAGACAAACTACAAACGTATCTAGCTTCTTCTATGTTACTTTCCCTAATGTATATATCAAACTTTACTTCTTTTAAATATGCGAGAGGAAT